AGCTTCTGGGTGATTTTTATCGCCTTTAGGATCTGTCATGTAAGGCATTTGGTCTGTAGCAATATACTTGCCACGCTCTTGTCCGAAACCAGCGCATTCAAAGTTACAGCCAAAGACTCTTAAGAATACACTAGGTACTCCTACGAATCTACCTTCGCCTTGTATGCTATAGAATGCTTCGCTGTATCTCAGTTTCATAATATGATATTATATATAATAGTTAACTAACAATCAATCAAAAAGTTGCTCTTTTGGTTGACCTTTTTCTGCCTTCTCCTTTGCAGCTGCTTCCTCTGCTTTAATCTTCTCATCTAAATATTTAGGTCTACGCTTAGGCATCTTCTTACCTTTATTCTGTTTCTCTGCTTCTGCGTTATCTGCTTCTGCTTGCTCCACTATACCTCTCATGTAACTTAGGTATTCATTGGTATGTTGATCTCCATCTGCTCCATGTGAAAGTATTTGTTCTATATCTAAACTTTTAATATACTTAAACTTAGTTTCCATTTGACGCTTTTCCTTTTGGATTCGTCTAATAAAAGCGTAGTAAGTAATTTGTGTGAAGTAAGCAAAAGGATTCTTAGATTTCTCAGGATTAAAATTATCCATGTATGTAAGACAGTTTTCAATACCATCTAAAATCATCTCATCTCTAAATGTGTAATTAACAAAATTGGATTTGTATGCTAAATGATTTGCTATCTTTACGAAACACTCTCCAATATAGTTTGTTACTCGTGGTCTTTCCTCACCACTTTCTTCTGCCTCTATTCTTAATTCTCGGTACTCAGATATTCTTGCTAAGAATTCCTTGTTGTCAATGTAGTGTGCCGAGTTTGGGTCTCTCCTTTTTGCCATAATATACTCCTAATGTATTTTCTTTTTTATTACTGCGTCTGCATAATCTGTTAACAAATCTATATCTAAATCCTCAGGCAGTTCTGCTGGTTCTTCAGGTATTTGCCATTGAGGATTATCAAAGTAAATTGTTTCTACCATTCTTTCATAGCCTGGATAAAATGCTTCTTGTAATGATCCTATTGTAATTACATTGGATCTGTCAACTACAAATATTTGATCTTCAGCTATTGCCATCCAAGGTTTTAAACTTACTTGTTCACCTATTACACCTCTAATAGGTGTGGTGTTAAAAACTAATTCTATAGGATGTTCTATTTCTATGATGTCAGGAGAGACTGTTACTCTTCCTACGACTGTTGATCCATCCATTAATCTTAATATACTTATTTCTTCAGACATCTATTTTAACAAGTTTATAATCGAAACCTTCTTCGTTATAAATCTTGATCCTCTCTATTAAATGATTAAGTGTGTAATTCTTATGTGACTTCCACGATAAATCATCACCAATATCAAAAAGATTACAAGTAACTTTATTATCTCCTTTGCGTAAACCTCTTCCTATACTTTGTAAGTTCCTAATTCTACTCTTACTAGGTGAGGCGAACACAATATTATGTAGGTTCCTTATATTTATGCCTGTAGAAAATGTGCCGTATGAGGCGACAATAATAGCATTATTTTCTTTTTCAGTTAAAGCTCTAATCTCTTCTCTAGTCTCTGTATCTGTGCCTCCAAATACAAAGAATACTTTCCTATTCTTATCTACCTTCTCAAGCATCTCATATAATACCTTACCATGTTTTTCTACATATTGAAACAATAATAAAGTATTACCTTCTTGTGCTATAGTTAAATTTTTAATTATTTCATTCCTTTTAGGACATGTAACAATCCAATCTATCTCTTCTTGATAGTTATATCCTTTTAGTTGTTTTCTAATTTCATCTGGATAGTTTAATGTACAACATATAATTTTTAAGTTGGCAAGTTGTTTGTCGTCCATTAGTTTTTTAGTTGTTGTAACCTTATGTACATTACCAAACACACCTTCTAATACTAACCTATGTGTCTTAGTACCATCCAATGTTCCTGTTGTTCCAATTCTATAAGGCGTGTTAACTAATTTGTTCATTAAAGTTGTTAATGACTTTGCCTTAAACAAGTGTGCCTCATCTCCATATATAACATCAAACTGTTCAAACCATTTCTTAGGATACTTGTAAATAGATTGCCATGTACTTATTGTTATAGGATATTCATTTGTCTTTTCCTTACCACCATATATTCTATGGCAATTTTCTTGTACCTTCCAACCATTTTTAGTTGAGTAGTCTGCAAAGTCTCCATACATTTGTTCTACCAATGATGTAGTAGGTACAATAATTAATTGCTTTCTATTTTTTAGCTGGTGATAACGAATAAGGCTGTATATAATAAGAGACTTCCCACTAGCAGTAGGAGATAAGAGTAAAGTTCGTCCCACATTAATTGCTTTTGTAACCGCTTCTTTCTGATAGTCTCTAATTTCGATATCTTTCTCATTGGATTGTAACCTCAGTTCGTCTGTGAATTTATCTATATCTATTTGTTCGCCAATATCAGGCATGTCTATTTCTATATCATACTCTAATGTCTCAGCGAATTCTTTTAAGTAAGGCAATAGACCTACATATAGTTCTTTGGTGTACATACTATAAAGTCTAGCCTTTCCATCCCACATTCTATTTCTATATAGTGGCATGAACTTAGCACCTGGTACTTCAAATGTAAAGAAGTCACATATTTCCTGGTCAGTGCTTAAGTCTGTATCTACCTTTACATATACTTCGTCTTTCTTAAATACCTTGATCAACTTTTTTTGCTCCTAAAGGTCGGCCAAATTTTCCTCACTAAACGAGTCCATTTGTAAACTTGGTCCATTCAATTGCGTTTTTAATATCAAAAGAACGGCTATTTATTGACTTCATAGCGCCCTCACATAGGGACATACAAGTGTTTAAATACTCTAATTTGTCTGTTAATTTAATAACATCTTCATCTGTATCTAAGAAGTCATTCATCTGATTGTTTAAAGGAGCATTACCTAAGTACTGATCCCAGCCTAAATCATTCAATTCTTTTTGGTCCAACTCTCCACGATAGTATTTCCATTTAAGCCTTCTCATGCTGAATAAATCGCTCTGGGCTCTTCTACATTGTAATCTAAGTGTAGTTAAATGGTTAAGATACTTGGAATGTAGTTCTGGTATGCGTGTAGACTCTTGGCCTAGATTGAGTTCATCAATCTTACAGTCTTCTTGCCACATTTCTTGTAGTTCATTAAGAGTTATCATAATATACACATTATACGACCTTACTATGTAAGAGTCAACTGTTTATTGTACCGTTTGGGCTACTGATCTGTATTAATAATGTAATCTCTGTACCTAAACATAGCTACACCAACCATATAGTCCGTTTGTCCTGATGCTATCTCGAAATCTAACCCTTGTAAACTGATAGGGAAGGCATCTCTAAAGATAAATTGTGTTTGTAAGTTATTATTAGAATCTAATAGGAATAATGAAGCGTCTGAAAATTGTCCTAACGCTTGTTGTTTGGCAGGGTCTATATCTGGAAATCTATACTCCTGCCCTTGGCCATATTCTTTATATTGTTTATGATCTACTGGAAATCCTAAACCAATTAACCAGTTATATAGCTCTGTATAGTTTTTCATGTCCTCTTGTATGAGGAACCTTATCATTAAAACACCAAACTCTAGTTTATCTCCTGGGTGTGGGATATCTACCAATGGTGTCATTTGTGTAGCAGGTGGTAAATTTATTTCAGGTATGTTAGCTGCTTGACAAAAATAACTGACATTCGGAATGTTATGTATTTGAAATTTAAACGCATTAGGGCGTAAGTAATCTAACTCGTTAGGGTTATTGTTACTCCAGGCTGCGTCTGAAACATTCGTAATATTAGTTGTTGTCATCTACCTTGTCCTCTGTACTTTTTGTGACTTCTTTTCTTTGATTTATTCATTGTAGAAGTACTGATACCTACTCTTCTACCTCTCCCACCTTGTCCTGTACTAGATGCCTTTCTTCCAGGCTCTCTTTGTACTAATGCTTTAAATGACTTTGCCATAATATACTCCTTAAAAACCTACAGAAACACCACAGCCACAAGCTGATTGTTCCTGAGGATTAACAAATTCAAACCCTTCATTTAATCCTTCTACCTTCCAGGATATAATTGTTCCTGTTAAATACATCTCAGATAAAGGGTCTAACCATAATGTAAACTTTCCAAAATCAATTGGAATATCATTTTCTTTTCCTTCACTGGCATAATCAAATTCATAAGAGAAGCCTGCACACCCTCCACCTGTTAAACCAAACCTAACACCTTTAACACCTTGTCTTTCTATTTTTCTTATAACTTCTTCAAGTGCTGTGTCTGTAAAATCTATTTGAGGTCCTTGATATGTTGTTGCTATCATATTAGGATTGTAATGATTAGTTTGCAATAGGTTCTCCGTTATGTTTGCGGTGTGCCTTCTTAGTATCCCAATCTTTTAGAGCTTGTTTAATACTATCTTCTGCTAATACTGAACAATGTAACTTAATAGGCGGTAACTCTAGTGCCTCAGCTATGTCTTTATCTTTGATAGCTAAAGCTTGTGTCATTGTAATTCCTTTAAGCATTTCTACGAACATTGTTGAGCTAGCAATAGCTGAACCACAACCGTAAGTTTTAAATTTAACATCTAATATAACATCTGTATCAGGACATACTTTTAAATCTAGTTTCATAACATCTCCACATGCTGGTGCTCCCGTCATTCCGGTTGCAATGTTAGGATCGTTTGGATCAAACCTTCCTACTCCGTGTGCTGCTGGGTTATTTAAAACATCTTCAAATCTATCTACTACCTTTTTACTATATGCCATATTTACTCCTGGTCTTACTCTTATTTATAAGATTGATTTGTTATTATCATCAGTAATTACGAATCCTTCTATAATTGGTGTTCTTTTTATAATGTTATTGTAAAATGTTAATGGGTCTTTTATATTAGGGTGACTTATTAATTCACTAGATACTATGTGTCTACCAGGTGTAAACTTTGCTTCTGTATATTCTATATTATTTTTCTTTATCCATTTATTATATTTGTCTAAAGATTCTTGTTTATCTACTGTTTCAAAGTTATATGCTACCCAAGGATTATATGTTATTTGCTGAGATAATAGTCTTTTTTCTCCTGCTAATTCTATATCATTTGTAGAACTACAAGAATATAAATCTTTTCCTACTGTTCCAAAGTCTAATAACAAATCTTGTCCATTTCTTTCTGTTGTAAAGTGTTCATAGTCTTCATCTACCATTTCCCATTCTCTAAACTTGTTTATTTCTTCTCCAGGTGGTATATATTGGCATGCCAATGTTGTTTGATAAACGAAATATTCTATTAATAATTTATTAAGTTTATCAACAGACTGATTAGACATAAACCCTTGTGTTTTTTCATTCATATGAACAATATAATTAACTGCCTCCCACGCACTCCTAATAGGTTTCATTTCTTTATAAGTTAATTCTTTCCTACCATATCTATCCATTACTTTAGGAAGTTCTTGTTCAAATATATAATGTAACTTATTTAAATTATCTATTCTAGCATCAAATATTTCTGTTTCATTTAATTTAAGACTAGGATCTATATCTAAATAATCTATTAGTTCATTCATCTTTGTACGACTATCCAAATAGTCCTGAACACTATTACTTTTATAAATGTCGAATCTCATATTATAAAGCCACCACAATTCTCTTCCTATACCCCATTCATACCCAGGAGGTGTTTCATTATTTGGGTTCTTAGTGCCTCCCCATCTTTCAAATTGTGCTGAATGAGATGCCATGTGCCTATACGCGTCAATAAATTTTTGTGTAAGTGGTAATTCATTTAATTGCCAAGTAAGAATATTCTTATAGTCCCAATCATTATCTGATTGTGTAGTGATTTTTAAAAGTTTATCTGGATTGTTGATGTGACTAGGGAGATCATTCCATATTGTTCCATAGAATGGTTTTTCAATACCTTTTTTGTAGATCACATGATAACGCATAATTGTATTTATAGTACTGTCTTTTAAACCATAAATCAAATGGTATGTTACCAAAGTGTATAAATAATAATGTCCACAACGGACATGACACATACACACAGGAGAATATTATGTCAGACAATAAATCAGGGTTCGAAATCAGAGCCGAATTACTAGGACAAGCACAAGGTATCTTACAAGATAACTATATGAGATCATGTGATGCAATTCATTGCCACAACGATGCTTACCCTAACGATAAAAAGCCGTTACCTACAGTTACAATAACAGCACAAGATGTTATTGATGTAGCAACACAGCTTAATTCTTTCGTTACACAAAAATAATCGTTCAGATAAAAAAAAGCCCTACCATATGGTGGGGCTTTTTAATTCTATTTCTAGAAAGATCTAAAATTACATTAAGTTTGTAACTTTAACTGATCTGTAGTACTGGTTACGGTCTGCAGTAAATGTGTCTGCATCAGTAGTTCCGTTAGCCTGCATTACGAATGGGTTAGCGATCATGCCATACCTAGTTTTGAAACCAATTTTAGGTTGGAATGTGCTTGGGTCAATAGCCCTTACCATTTGTAGTGGGACATACGGACAATAGAATATACCAGCGTCATAAGGGCTTGTGCCTTTATAACCAACTACATAGAACTGGCTAGCAGCTCCTGTGTTTGCTGAGTATGGATCAATATATACTTTGTAACGACCGTTTAAAACACCAGCAAATGTATTACCTGTGTCATCAACATTTAAATTAGTTGATAAAGCTGGTGCATAGTCAAGTACACCTGACATTGAAAGAGCACTAGCAACATCTGATGAACAGATGATGAAGTTACCTTTTCCACGCCTTGTGTCTTGTGCTATAACATTAGCATCACGCTCGATATTGAATAAAAGACCTTTAAATCGTTCTACTGACCACCTACCGTTGGAATCAACATCTAAGTCGAATGTTCCAGCTGTAGCAGTTGAGGCTGAGCCTGTTTTTGCTACTTTGTAGATTGTCCTAATAACTTCACGATTAATTTCTGCAAGTATTTCTTGTGAAAGAATATTACTTAGTTCTGATTCTGCATCTAAACCATGAACAGCTTTTAAATCTTGAGCTAGTTCAACTGTATATTCTGCTTTCAATGCTCTTGATTTAGCAGTAACAGTTGTCTTCTCGATTGAAAACGCCATTTCATTAAGTGTAGTTGAATCACCAAAACCTTCAGCAGTACTTGTAGATACACCAGCTCCTGTAGTGTAAGTACCATCAACTGGATTAGCTCCAGCATGTGTACCCGCACCCGAGAAGTCTGTGTCTGCTTCGTTAAATAAAGCTTCTGTACCAGTTTGACTAGTATAGTGTGACTTCATTGCGAAGATAAGACCTGTTGGTCCAGACATAGGTTGTACGCCACAAACATCGTAAGCCATAAGGTTCGGAAGAGCACGTCTTACCAACGAGATCAATATTGGATCATAGTTGTCAACGCCACTTCCAGTTTGGTTTGCATGTGTTGCTTCGAAAAGAGCTTCCTTCTCCTCACGGAGAGCTTTCTCTTGGTTTTCGAGGACAACGGTGGTAACCGCTTTCTTGTACGGGTCCTTGATCTCTGCGAGTTCAGGATGTTCAAGCACTGGGCTCCACTTTTTCTGTAGTTCTTCTGAAAGATACATCAGTTTCTCCTTAATTTACTTTTTGTTATGTTTTATAACCTAATTATTTATAAAAATTAATTATTTAACCTTATCAAACTTCGCTGCTTGAGTGATACCTTGTACATATCTACTCATCACGGTGTTGTCTGTTAAAGTCCCTTGATCAACGCTATCTTCTAGCTTATCGCTATCATCTGCTTTCGCTTTAGGAAAATAATTTTCCTTGATAACATTAAGTTTTGAAATATATTTGTCTTCGTTTTCGTATGTAATACTTTCAACTAGACTAGCAAATTTCTCTACTTCTGTTTCAGCTAGATCGTCAACCACGGAACGGAAAACTTTTTCCTTTTGTAGTTGTTCTTTTTCTTCGCTGATAGTTACAGACTTACCAATCTCTTCGTCTAACTTAGATTTTAGTTCGTCTATTTGTTGCTGCTGAGAACTCAATACATCGAATTTTTCCTCTGGAACATCAATGTAATGTTCTACGAAAACTTCCTGCATGCCTTTAATAAAGCTTTCAGTAATTTCGTTTCTTAGGCCGCTCTCAATAGCCAGCTCGTTTTCTGACATCCACTGCTCTGTCACATAAGACAGATACTTGTCGATGTTTTCTACAAGTTTTTCTTTAGCTTCGTCAAAAGCCTTATTGGCTTCCTCAACAAGTTCGTTTTCTATTTCTGTTACTTGTTGATTGACTCTTGCTACCACACTAGCTTCAAATAATGATGCCGCTTGTGTTTTAAATTCCTCTGAAAGATGCTCTTCATCAGCAAATAAGTTAGCAATGTCTGCCTCGAATAAAGTTTCTTCTGTTGAATCTTCTTCAGATGCTTCTACTTCGGATTCTTCCTCAGCAA